TCTCACTTATATATTGTTGATCTGCACCCTCATTCATAATGAGTGCCTGTTCCTTTTTGATTGTAAAGTTAGTCAATCCAGTTCCCTGAGTTGCAGTGTTAGTAGTAAACTTCAACTGAACGTCAAGGTTTGAGTTGTCATCATCAGGGTTGTATGCTAGTGCGGTTCTTACAATACAAGAAGCACCTGAACTCAGTCCAGCAAGTGAAAACTCAGTCTGTCCTGTTCCAATGGTTGCACCAGTTCCAACATAGGGATTGGTATTTACACCAGACATAACTGAAGGCATATACTGATACACAGCAGCAACCTGTGGTTGAATCATAGTGGTTGTGCCAGAACCAAGTGTTTGAACAGTATTTGCTGTTCCTACTGTGTAATAATCAGTAGTGTATCCATAGTAACCTTGGATCTCATCACGAACACTAACAGTAGTAATACCTGATCCACCGCCACCACCAGAGTTGGTGACACCAATAAACTTACCTGTCGATGCTTGGTATGCGATTACCTTACCATCAACCTTTACTGAATCCCTATCAACATCATCAAGGAACTCAAGTCTAGTCTCACCGCCACCACCAAGGGTAGCAAGTTGTGTTTGAATTCTATTTAAGAATGTTCTGTAATGATTAGACAGGTCATCTAGTGTTGCAAAGTTCTGATTCAGTGGAGTCAGTGGGTCTGGAGTATTTTCTGTAGGAGGGACAACCAGAATACTTTCTTTCAGACCTTCAATCTTCTTATTCAGTTTGTTTTCTAGAACCTCTACAAGGTTCTTTACTCTTCTTACAGACTCATTGACTTCATTAATATCTTCGTCATAATACTTGACCTCAGGGAGATTACTAATTTCTTCCTTTAGTCCATTGAGATAAAGATTAACTTCTGCATTCTTTTCTTCTTGACTATTCAGAATCTCATTAATAGATTCACTCAGTTTCTTATACTGTCCCCCAAGTTCTTTCTTGAGTCTCTTATCATCTTCTTGAAAATCTTTCTTCAGATTCCAGATTCTAAGAGAAGTATCTCTGAGTTCCTTGTAAATCTTATCTTTTACTTCACTAACATTCTCAGTGATAGTCTTTTCAGTTGATACAATTTTCTCATCAAGAGACTTTGTGTCAACATCCGTTTCAAACTTAACGACTTCAAGTGATTCCAACAACTCATCAAGTTGTAATTCAAGTTTATCTTTCAATGAAGAAAGACTATCATTTAGACTACCAAAATTCTCATCAAGTTGACTGAAACTCTTACCAATCCAATTAAAGTCAGGAATATCCCTTTCACTGACAGACTTTACTTCTTCTTTAAGACTTGTAATCTCATCATCATAGTATCTAACCTCAGGAACTGTAGGAATACTATCTCTCAGTTCTTGAATTTCTTCATCATAGTATCTTACTTCAGGGATTTCAGGTGGTTCTGGGACCACAGGAATCTCTTTTCTAACTTCTTCAATCAGATTAACCAGGTCAAATATTTCCTTGTCGTATGACTTTACTTCTGGAATACTATCTCTTACTTGTTCAATCAGACTGATGATTACAGAGTTATCTTGAACTTCTCTAATAATAGTTTGTTCATGCACAACGGTCTGTTGAGGTTCAACCTCCTCAGTGAGGACCTCTTCTTCTATGACAACTTCTTCTTTCTTTTCTAAGAAGTCTTTATATGATGGCAATTTTTGATCAACGGATTCATTAATAGATGGAAGATTAGAATTATCCTCTATGAAATCATTTATAGATGGCAAATCCTCATTCATCAACTTATTAGTATCTTTCATTGTATTTATAAATCGGGGTGAGAGGGATCGAACCTCCGACCCTCGCTTCCCAAAAGCGATGCGCTACCGCTGCGCTACACCCCGTGGCGGTAGTTCCTGTCGCCGCTAACCCTGAACTACCAAAGGGGGTTACCGCAGTGGTCTCTCAACCACTCATACAATATATCACTACTTATGCTTCTTGTCAAATGGTTCCCAGTGTTCCCATCCATACTTATGAATCAAATGCATTCCTATGATAGGAACAAACACAAGACAAAACCCCATAACGCCAAGGCACCAGGGGGTCTGCATAACAGATCTAACGAACAGTTGAACGTGGTTCATTTAAATACTCGGGAAAAGGGCAACCTTTGAATTTGTCTATCTCATTAACAGATGCAACAAACATAGTTGCACATCCAAGACAGAAAGCAAAAAGCATTTGGGGGAAGTTATAGTTCCCCATATGAGCAGTAGGATCGGGTTCATCATCGTGAGGATGAAGATGCTTTGCTATCTCTTTTATTCGTTTTTGTTTCTCCTTTTCTTTGTCATTCATTTTAACCTCGGTATCTACCTGGCCATGTTAATTGCATTCCAGCAATAAGCAACGAAATGAAAGCAAATACAAACAATACAGTCATGGGTTCCTTCTATCAATTCCTAAAGAGTCTAAGTATTCTAACCACCAGTCGGCATCTTTTATATAACGCCAGTTGGGAACTTCTTTACCCTGTTCTACAACATAATATTGATACAGGGCTTCATCGATAGTCTGTGCGATCTCCATACTCCTCTTCCTCCTCGTCAACATCTGCATATGCATCTGCCACATACGGTCCGTGTGGTTTTTTGGATTCTGCTCTGACATATCTTCGTTCATCGTTTGCTGAGAATAACAGTAAACTGAGTTTCATTACAATCCATATGATTGCAATTGGTGATAAGCAAGCAATTAATACTAAGGGATTCATTTGTCATCATCCTCTTCTTCGTAAAGTGGACATGGTTCCTCAAATAGATGTTCCATTCTAAGTTGTTTGATGCGCTCTCGGAGTCCTTTGTAGAACTCTCTCTTTTCGTCAGCGTTCATTTTCCTTTGATTGCCTTTTCTACTTGTTTCCTAGCATTTTTCATTTTCTGCTGTTCGCGTTCAGAATGTTTGTAACCATTCTTTCCGTGTAGAATAAAGTGTCCTTGACAAAACATAGTAATGCCAAAAACTATTGCAAGGATAATACCAATCCATTCGACTATAAGTTGATTTGTAGCCATGGTAGTAGCGGTGGTATGACTCCAATAAGTCTAAGCAGACCTTCAGAGAAGAGTCCAAGAACAAAGAAACCAACGAACATACTAATCATTCCAGCGTTACGATTGTGTCTGCGTATTGCATCATCAATCATCACTTGCACTTCTTCTTTGGTTGTAAAGTCGGGCGGTTCAATACCTTTTCCCCAGTTTTTATTCATTATTTGTTCCACCACTGGCTATTGCCCTCATCATATTTCTCACCAAACTTATCTAGGTCTTCTAGACGCTTATCCCAACTATCACCACCCTCCTGCCCCTTTAAAGGGTTGATACATTGCACATCACCATGCTGATTGCATACTAGACCTGCTAAATCTAATTCACTACCTCGGTTGCCAGTTCCAGACCATCGGTGTTCACCATTGATCCATACTGCACCACACTTAGGACATTCTGCTCTGCTTAATGAGAGATCAGACAGTTCCCTTTCAGTAGACATTTTTGCGCTCCTTTAAGATTTTTCTGTGATTAGCGGCATCTTTTTTGAATTGTGATTTCAATTTCTGCTTCATAAACCACAATCTTAATAGCACAATTTGGTATCTAAACCTAAGGTCACCATATGCTACTAACCGCATAGTTGCATCATACCCCCCAAAAGATATTAAAACAACTATTGTTAGAATACCAAAATAAAATAATACCATTACTAGTATTTGAGATATATGTGTATATAGATGATACAGTATTTCTTAATATTTTCTGTATTTTTCGATACTTAAACGGAAGGTGGGAGAGTCGAACTCCCAAGGACTTTAACATCTCAACGCTTTTCAAGAGCGGTTCCGTCACCTATCGGATTGACCTTCCCTACTTTATTTCAAAGTCCAACTTACGAACTTTACGCTTCCTTCTTTGCTCTTGCCAAGCAATATCTTCAGAAGTTAATACACTTGTTTTATTATTTGACTTCTGAGAGTTTAACATAACGACCTTAGATAGGTCAACTGCTGTTACACTGTCATCTCTCACAGTCATCATATTAGGACAACCACAAACTTGAGTCTTAGTATTACTCACTATTTCTCTGTTGCAGTTCTTACATCTTACA